GCTGGCTCAATTACAATACCTGTCGTGTCAGGAGAAACTTTGCCTTATGGTACAACAAGTGATCTACCTAATGCTGATCGCAGAGATATTATTCTAAATGTTCTTTCAACAGCAAATATCAAAGGACAAGGTACAGTATCTGGTACCGGAGGTTCAACAACTCTTACAGGTTCAGGTGCTTTCTTCAGTAGATTGAATAATGGTGATAAGATTGAGATTAGTGGTAAAACAAATACTTTTGTTATTAGCACAATTACCAATGACAATACATTAACACTAACAGCAGCTTTACCAGATGGTATTTCAGGCAATGTTTGGTATAAAGCATATGAAGATGGTGATGTTATCGATCTTACTTCAGACGCTTTTGATGACGGCACAGAAAGAACAGTATCAGTAAGCCCCACAACTATAAGCCTCAATGTTAAAGAATCGTTTGGTGGTTCAGGCATTTCTGGTAAAATAACTTATAGAGTAGCAAGAAGCAGTGCTGAAGAAGCGGCAAAGACATTAAATCCTAGCCGTTATGTTAAGATCAACTGTGCTGCGGCTAATGGTAGTACTTCTGGTCCATTCTCTCTAGGTTTTCCTGATCTTTATAAAGTTCGCAAAATTCTTAAGAAAACAGGATCATTTCCAACAAGCAACAGTGATACTAGCGCAAGTGACGTTACATCTAACTTTAACATTGATAATGGTCAGAGAGATAATCAATATGATCTCGCTTCAATTACACCAAAGTCTGCTTTGTCAGACACAGACAGATTGCTTGTGGAACTTGATTACTTTACATATACACCAGGTAAAGGATTCTTTACTGTTGATTCTTATCCTGTTGATGATACATCGACAACTCTACCAAGTAACAAGATAAGAACTGAAAATATTCCAGTCTATACTTCACCCACAAGCGGTAATAAGTATGATTTAAGAAACTTCATTGACTTTAGACCAGTTAAAGCATTATCAGCGACAGATGCTACAACACCCGCTTCTGCTACTGTAAATCCTTCAAATACAAGCGCATTTCAGTCTGAAGCAAACGGCATGAGAACCGTTGCTCCTTCTTCAAGATTGGATTTTGACTACTCATACTACAATGCTCGCCGCGATCTTATTGTCATCGATAAAGACGGTAATCTAGCGATCATCAAGGGTGTTCCTGCACCAAATCCTATAACTCCAGCATCTTCTGACAACGTTATGGATTTGGGAAATATATTCATTCCACCATATCCTTCATTAGCAACAAACTACGCTAGAAAGATTAATAGAAGAGATTTGGGTTGTATCGTAAAGAAGCTGTCGAATCTTCGCTACACGATGCGTGATATTGGTGTTCTTGAAAGAAGAATTGAAAATCTTGAATACTATGCTTCTCTTTCGCTTCTAGAAAAAGCGGCTCTTGATTTGAGAGTGCTTGATCAAAATGGCAACGACAGATTTAAGAACGGTATCTTTGTTGATACATTCGCTAATCACGACCTTGGTCTAACAGAAAGTTCTGATTATCGTATTGTTGTTGATCCTTTCGAGAAGTCAATTAGACCTATCTTCACTCAGGGCGCAACATACTTTAATATGATGCCTTATCCTTCTAGCACTAACGTGCAGAGAACGGGTGATCTGGTAACACTTCCTTACACAGAAGCTCTTCTACTTGAACAGCCTCGTGCTACAAGCTATAGAAACGTAGAGTATACCAGCTATCGCTTCATCGGTAACGTAAGACTGTCGCCAGAAACAGATAACTGGATTGATATTGAGAAAGCACCAGATGAACAGATTGTAGTAGGACCTGATGGTAATAATTTGCCACAAGGTGCCATCTCTACAACTTGGAATGCTTGGCAGACTGTCGTAACCGGTTATATTATCGCACCATCAGGACAAAATTCAGCAACTCCTGGTCAATATACACCTGAACAGTATGCCGCTCTAACTTATAACAGCGGCAAGCCGAAAGGTCAATCAGTAGCCGGTAATCTTATTCAAAATCCAAATAGTCCTAATGATCAGGCTGTTACACAAACTGTTGATTATATTCGTACAGGAACAGAAGTATATGCCACAGGCATTACAGAAACAACTGAAACTGTAGGATCGAAAGTCGTTGATGTTGGTCTCAAGACTTATATCAGACCGCAGACTATTTCTGTTACGGGCGTAGGTCTAAAAGCTAACACACAACATTATGTCTTCTTCGACGGCGAAGACATGACGAAGTATACCAAGATTTATGATCCTACATTCTTAGATGAGCCTGTTGGTTCAAATCCTCTCAATGAACTTGTTCGTATCGATACAATTAATTATCCTGGTAACTATCTTGCAAGTCCTGCAAATCCGCCACGATTTAACGATCTGACTGAGCCTGTAGGTAGTTTTCAGCCACCACCATTGGATCTGAAAACGCCTCTAAGAGGTCCTGCGTTCTTCGATCCGCCGGAAGGTGAAAGAGCACTAGTTACAGACGCAAAGGGTAATCTGTACTTTACACTAAGACTTCCTGATGAAAAACCATTCAGAGTTGGCACAAAACAGATTGATATTACAGACAGTCCTTCTAACTCCATGCAAGATGCAACCTCATATGCGAAGGGTTACTTCTTAGCACAGGGTCTAACTATTACTAAGCAGAACACAGTTCTTACAACTAGAGAACTTGTTACAGAAGAGAGAACAATTACAGAAGCCAACTCAACATCAACTGTTATTGGTTATGTCGATAATCCTTCATGTTCTGCTTACTCGTTCCTACCTAAAGCACCAGACGGCGAAGAAGGTGTATTCTTGACCAGTGTTGATCTGTTCTTTGCTAAGAAGCATCCTACACTTGGTGTTTGGGTTGAAGTCAGAGAAATGGACAGCGGCGGTGGTATTACAAGAAATCAGGTACCGCTTTCGGAAATTTGGGTAACAGCAGACGAGATTCTAACAAGTGATGACGCTACTGTGCCTACAAAGTTTAGATTCCGTTCACCTATCTTCTTATACAGCAACGTGCAGTACGCCTTCGTCATTCACACTATAGGCTTGAATCCTGACACATACTTCTGGGTATCAAGAGTTGGTGAGACTGACATCTCTACAGGCACACAAGTTAACGGTCGTCCTCTCACAGGTACGTTCTATACAACTAACAACAACTTGAACTGGAATATTGTTGAAGGTCTTGATCTTAAGATTAAGTTCTACAGAGCTTCATTCGACACTGCTGTTACAGGTGAATTAGTACTTGGTAACAGACCGATGGAAAAACTTGTTGTTGGTAACGTTTCTACTTCTTTCAACAGAGCTGGCGAAAAAATATTTGGTAGAAGCAATCTGACGCTAACAGGTGCAACATCAACTATTAATGTTGGCGATCACTTAATTGGTAATGTTTCAGGTGCTAATGCCAGTGTTATCAGCAATTCTTCTGTCTTTATTGTAGCTAATAATAAATTTGTTGTTGGTGAAAGAGTAGACATCTACAGCAATGCTATGATATCAAGAGGCACAACAGCTAATATTTCTAGTATTGCGACCGCCGGTGGTATCGTGTCTCTTTATAAAGTTAAAGACGGCATTACAACACTTGAAATTTCTTCTTCTAACGGACTGTTCTATGTTGGCGATACTGTTACAGGCGAATCAACAGGAGCAACAGCGACGGTAGATGGCATTCAAAATCTAAGATACTCGGTTGTTGATTTTGAGCCTTCATATCTCAGATTTAACAAGACAGCTATAGGATTTAAAGTTTCTGCTACATCAAATTCAGGAACAACTCGTCCTTATGAAAACATATATGATTCGAGCAACTACTACTTTGATGAAGAGAAAGCCATCTTCTCTAAGTCTAACGAGTTGAGTACGCTTTCTGGTGAAAAGTCTGTTAAGTTTAAAGCTACTATGTCAACAAGTACAAACTTCATGTCGCCTGTTGTTGATTTGGCTAGAACAAATATGATTTATATTGACAGCCTTATCAATGCTAACACAACTGGTGAAGCAAATACAACTTCTGGCGGTGGCTTGATTAACAAATATATCTCAAGAACTATCACTCTTGCGGAAGGTCAAGACGCTGAAGATATCTCAGTCATTCTTACAGCTTATAGACCGCCCACAACAGATGTTAAAGTGTACATCAAGTTGCTGAACGCTGAAGACGCATCTCCGTTCTCAAGTTCTCCATGGATGGAAATGGATAAAGTAGAAGGAGCTGAGGATCTTTATTCATCAGCGTCTAACAGAAACGACTTTAAAGAGTATATCTATGAATTGCCTGCTTGGAGACTAACGGGTACCAATGAAACCGTGCAGTATACTAATGCTGCTGGTGTGACATTCAGCGGATTTAAGTATTATGCAATCAAGATTGGCTTGACAGGCACTAACTCCGCTGTTGTGCCGAGAGTTGGTGATCTTAGAGTTCTTGCATTGCAAAAGTGAGTTAGATTATGGAAAAGAAAACGCAAGTACCTGGTATCTATAAAGTTACCGAAGGCGTATTGATAAATAAAGATAACGATGCTTTGAAAGCGTATAAAGCTCGCAAAGAAAAAGAGAGAAAAGTTTCTTCAATGATAGAAGATATGGATAATCTCAAGAAAGATATGCAAGAGATAAAAGAACTACTCAGAGGATTGGTAAAGTAAAAAATGGCAGCGTATGTAGAACTATATGTAGATCAAGGTACAACGTTTAATAATATTATTAATCTTACCGATGATACTACAAACACGCCTGTTAATGTTTATGGTTATACAATTACTAGTCAAATGAGACGTTCTTATTATTCTGCGAATATTACTGCTAACATAACATGTACAGTTACAGATTCTACAAATGGCGAAATAACAATGTCTATGACAGCAGCTAATACTTCAAACATTAAAGCCGGTCGTTATCTTTTTGATGTGAAAACAGTTGATAGAACCAATATAACATCCAGAATACTTGAAGGTATAATAACAGTAACACCACAAGTAGCGAGATAGTAAATGTCTATTAAAGCAACTGTAAACTCTATACCTAAAACAAGAGTTTCTATAAACGCTCAGAAAAAAGAAACTATTAGAAGCGTAGGAATTGTATCGCCAGCCGGTAGTAGATTTGAAAATCTAACTGACATTGATGCTAGTGGTGCGGATAACAATGAAGTATTGGTATATGATGCTAGTGCAGACAAGTACGTAATTAAAGAGTTGCCAGTTGTAAACGGAGGAACATTCTGAAATGGCAAATACAATTATTCAGATAAAAAGATCAACGGCAACTAGTGTTCCTTCTACAGGAAGTCTTTCAGCAGGCGAACCAGCGTATTCATACTCATCAAATGTTATGTTTATCGGCGGTTCCGATAGTGCTGGCATACTTGAAATTGGTGGTAGACATTATGTTGAAAAGTCAAAAGAAGCTCTAGCTGCCGCTCAGTCTGCTTTTGCCGTTGCTAACGCTTCAGGTGCTGGTGCTGGTACAACCGCCAACCTAGCGTTCTTGACAGCTAATCTTGCTTTCAATACAGCTAATCTAGCGTTTACCAAAGCTAATCAAGTTGGCGAAGCTGTTACTTCAGCTAATA